ATCACTAAAGCTTACGATAAATCTAAAAATTTCCAACACTGTCTAATTCCAATTGGGAATTATTTAATTGGACCTTTCCATGGTGATATTGAAGGCTTGCAAGTTGAGGGACCTGTTGAACCAAAGAGCCATCCTGATGGATGGTATCCACTTGAACGTGCCCAGTTCGGTGAAAATGAGCCTGCGTATTGGGTTGGGGATGACATTGTATTCTACAAGAAACCTCAACACATTCGCAGCAATCAAATCGGGACCATCGATTTTGATACTCCTCAAACCGTTATGCTTATTGGAGTTCACAACAACCGTTTAGCGGTGAGTGGCCCGAGGAAGCTTTTGAATGTGGTAGTTAAAGAAGGTCTGAGCGATCTCGCCACTATTCCTGTTCTTGCTCACGATTGCTCTTCTGACTATGGATTCAGTGGTGGTGCTATTATTGACGTGGCCACGGGTCGCGTTATTGGTATGCATCTGGGAACCCAACAAGTCGGAAAACGAAATTACGGCGTACATCTCGACACCGCTAAGATTCGTGAGTTCATTACAAAGCCTCCAACGAAGAAGAAGAAGGGTGTTGTCCCAACGCCCACTACTCCTTCGACTTTAAACTAAGCAGGATGGGAGCCGTGTTTCGGTCGTTGAATTTGCAACCAACACCGAAGCACCCTAGCATTATCATTCCTCCCAATATGCTAGGAAACCTCGGATGTCTTGGCTACATCCATGAAAATGTTGCAATGTTCGGAAAGACACACATTGATAATAAGGTGGACCCTTTAATTCGTGATGTCATGCAAGAGTACCATATGTTCGAGGAATTTGACGATTCTGCTTTTCAGCGGATTCGTAGTACTCACTTTGGTGCAAACAAAGGAATTTTGAAATATTCTGGACCCCTGGGACCTCCAGCTTTTCCGATGGAACAATTGTCAGAAGCTCGCTGGCTAATGTATAGAATGTACGCTCCTTATGAGCGCACATGTGAAGTTATCAGTGAGGACGAAGTTACATTAAAGCTGGATTCGCATTGCGGGTATGAGTACCGATCACTCGGGTTCAAGAATAAAGGTGAAGTTTTGAAAAATCCTCATGCGAAGAAAGAAGTGGAGGAGAGTTGGTATTATCCCGACCACCCATCCATTTTTAAATGTTCGTTTAAGGATGGTGAACTTTTGAAGAAGAAAAAGGTTGAAAGTAATGATGGGAGAGTTTTCATCGTTGCTGATATCAAGTTTCTGTATGCGCAGACTCGGCTTTTTCATAATGTTCACGAACTACTAGTTAAATTGTCTCAAGATCCTAAATTTCCCCTGAAAATAGGTTTTTGCTTCCAACATGGAGGTTTTTCCCGTTTGATGGAGATTCTTCGTTCTTTCAACTTTATAGTTGAAGGCGATGTTTCTAAGTGGGACAGTTCAATGTGGGAGTTCGTCACCTTCTTTGTTATTTATCCTTTGTTAACACGCCTGTTTAAACCTAACCACTACTGCTCGCAAGAGGAGTATGAATGGCGTACCTGGCATATTTCCAATGATTGTACTCACTCTATCATTGTTATGCCGTCAGGTCAAGTACTCGTGAAACATCGAGGAAATCCGTCTGGTCATTTGCTAACAGGTGATTTTAATTGCATTTGGCATCACTTCAATCAGTGTCTTATTTATGTTCTGGCTGACAAACAGCAGGACTTGAAGCGTGACCAATGGTGGTTGTTAGGCGACGATCACATTTTTGGAACCAACACAGAAGAAATCGCCAATTTTGAAAACCGTCGGTTAGTGTACGATGGTATGGGAAGCGAGCTTAACAAGGAGAAAGACCTTGTCTCGAATTCTGTGTTAGGTCACACGTTTCTTGGTTTTACGGCGCAATATGACGCGAAATATGGACGCATTGTGCCGGTTTTCAATATTGAAAAAGCTCTATGTAGTGCTTTGAAACCTGGGGGTAGCGTAACACCTGCTCTCAGGTACGCTCGCTTAACAGGCTTGAGGATCCTTACGATCTTCTCCCCAGGCTATGACCTCATTAAGTGCTTAGCTCGTCGCTGCTACGAGAGTGGATACGTCATTGACGAACCCACAGATGTCGAAGCGGAGATGGTTAAGTTCTTGCTCTCTTGGCCCTCCGATGAGGTAATTGAAAGACTTTGGCTCGGCTTTGAAGGGTCGGGTTGGGTTGGCGGTTTAAAATCCGAAGACAACAGTGTCTTGAAAATTTCAAGCGAGCTAAATCTACAAACACTACTGAATTTTGTCCAATGACCCGAGGAAAGAAGAAGAATGCAAAGAGTAAACAAAACAACAAGCCTAAACAACAGGCGCCGATGGTGGTGGTGGTACCAAAACCTACTGCCCGTCCGCGCAAGAAGCCTAAGAAACAGAGTAGGAGCAACATGGTTATTCCTAACACTCCTGCCGCGTACAACGGAAGGGTAATTACTAAACCGTTTATGCAGCGTTCAGTGCGATTAAAGGGGTGTGATCTCCTGGCTACTGTCTCTGTTGCCGCAGGCTCTGACAACACTTTCAATGGTGGTCCTCTCGGCTATGCCGATCTCAATCCGCTCTTGTTGTTTCCTGGTGGTCGTCTAAGTCAGTTCGCTGAGTTATTCGACAAATACAAGTACAATTCACTTCGGATTGTGTATGTCCCTAACGTAGGAACTACAGCCTCTGGTGCTTTTATTATAGCAGCGGATCCTGATGTCCTCGACGACTACTCCACTTACGAAGGTGATTCATTTGTGCAGGCTTTGAACAATACCATGCACAACATGACTGCTCCCGTTTATCAAACAATGGACATTACAGTCAAGGATAAGAAATTCTTTACTGACACACTTTACTGCGATCCTAGTAGCACGACCGCTGATGGCGCTCGATGGGCTTCTCCAGGTAAAATCTGGTGGGGTAATGCCGGTGCTCTTGCAGCAGCGACAGCCTATGGGCGTATTTATGTCGACTGGGATATTACGTTTAGTGAACCGAGTAATGATTCAGACAACTCCGCGGGCTTGGCGTTGATTGGTACTGTTGACAGTACCAAGATCACATCAACTTACCCGTGGGGCGATTTCACTGCCATCCGAAATGCTTTTACTCCTGGTTCGAGTTTTGCGTTCTATGGTCGTCCGTATTGTTCGTTCTATTCTGATTCTACCTTGGGTAGTGTCATTAAGTTCAACGCTTCGGGCTTCTACCATTTGAATTTCGTTCGAACTGGTACTGCGATGGGCACTGGCGCTTTTTCTAGTGCTGTCCTAACTAACTGCGTTTATGGGTGGCCATCTAATCCTTCAGGACTAGGTCCATTCAATAATTCCATCAGTAATGGTGGATCCACTCAATCTCAATGGTCGGTGTGTATTTATTCCAATCAGCCCGGTGCGACTATTTCGTCGACCGGTGACTCTGGTGTGACTCACACTGCCGGATGGGTGTTTGTGACGAAGGTCAATCTCTTCGTCTATCCTGGTGGTGGCTTTACTGCGGAACGTGACCAGCTTAAATCACGCTTGGAGCAATTAGAGTCGTTTATGCGGAACTTTTCGCCTAAACCTCTTCTCGGAGCTTGCCTGACTGGTACAGGCGAGACCACCACCGTTGAGGATGATCCCTCAGGTGGTCCTTCTAAAGTGAGCGTTTCAACCACTGCCCAAACAATTGATAACGGAACAAGTGCTGTCAATGTTGTTACTCCTGGTGAGCAATTCGTCATGGTAAATCGAGACACTCTTGCATCTTTCCTCAAGTCCAATCATCAATGAGGTTTTTAC